TAGTCAGCGAAGGACTGCTTTTGGGTGCTGAATTTGCGGAGTTCAGTCCGCAGGGATTCGATTGCGTTTTTGAGATTCATAGTTAGTGGGATTTGTAGGTGGGGGTTAATTGTTGCAAAAAAGCGGTTAATTCGTCAGCAAGGCCAGCGAGTGCGACCTCCAGTTCGGATTCGGTCTTGTCCATCCCGAAGAGTCCCTCAACGGAGAAACCCCTGAACAGGTTGCGGTTGTCCCACACCTCGTCGTTCTCGACCTTGAAGGAACCGAACCAAGAACCGTCGGGTGTGTCCTCGTAGCCCTTGGGAGGCATCACACCACGCTCGGAGTCGGTGATGTAGGACTCGAACATAAACACGCCATCCAGTTCGGCGTTGTGGTAAGCATTGACGTTGTGCTGGTTGCCTTGCTTAAAATACTTCTGCACGATCTTGCGGATGGTGGCCTTGTCAAAGACGACGTAGTATTCCCCGTAGGTTTCGTCCTTCCTAAAGATGGGAGTGTCTGCAAGCATGAGAGGCCCAGTCAGGACCCTCCGTTCGCCTGTTTCGGTGAACTTCTGCTTGGCTTTGCTGAAGGCTTGGAATGGCCGTTCGATGGCGGGCATATCGGTCAGGGCCACGAATTGGACCCCTTCATCCACCTCGTCCACGGTCATCCTGTAAATGGGTAGTTCCATGCAGGTAAATGTCCTATGCCCCCAAAGTTGCAAATTCCTCCAACCTCCGAACCCTGCGAGTGCTTTGGGTGATGTCCCGTTCCACCACATAGGCTCGCATCGGTGATGAGCCTTGGCCTTGGCCTGCCGAGAGTTCGCCCGTTCCGAGGTTGGTCGTTTGTGGGTTCGCAAAGATGGGCGGTGGTGCTGCGCTTGCTCCTGCACCCGTTACGTCTGCACCGGGAGAACCTGCTCCTGCTCCGCCTTGGAATTGTTGGGCCTTAATCTTGGCGACGTTTGCAAGACCAGCAGCAAGGGCAAGACCCGCTTCCACGAACCTTTGCCCGGGGAATACGGATTCAGTTGGCTTCAAGGCAAGTGCAGAACTGACGGCAAGGTAGGTGTTCACGATGGCTTGGGCTATGGATGCAGCCTTGGCGACATTGAAAGCCCGCTTTTGTGCTGCTTCGCTCTTTCCAGCCGATGCGATGATGATGTCGTTGATAACCCCAAAGGACTGACCGACGTATTTCTCACGCAATCCAGCAAGGTCTTGCTCACGCTGGGCTTGGCCCATCTTGGATTTTGCGTCAGCCGTGTCCACCTGCATCCGCCTTTGTGCTTCGGCTTGCATCGCTTTGATTTGCAGTTGCTCCTGCTCGCTTAACCTATCCAACTCCATTTCGTAGAGTTGCAGGTTCAAGTCCTCCACGAACTTGATGATGGCGTTGTTTTCCTCTCTCAACCGCTCCAAACGCTTTTGGGTGGCCTCTGCTTCCTTGCGTTGGCGTTCTTTGACCTGTGCCTCCCTCCTTTGGTCTGCTGCGATTTGGGCGTTCGTGTGGGCTTCGTATGCATCCCGGTAATTGGAGAGGGCTGCTTCTTCACGCAACAACGCCTGCTCCCTCGCTTTCGCTGCGATGGCCGGGTCGGGTAGGTTCAGGAACCTGCGGACCGCTGCGGTGAGGTCGTCCCACTTGGCGATAAGTAGCCCTACGGCTGCAATGGCCGCACCGATACCCGTAGCAAGGAGGGCGATTCTAAACGCCTTCATAGCCCCGGTACTTGCCCCGACTGCTGTTGCGTAGAGGGCTTGTGCTGCTGCCTGCCCTTGGGTGATTAGAATAGAGTCCTTGTTGAGCAGGTTGGCTACCTGCTGCACTCCAGTAGCGAGAGCCATGGCCCCTTGGACCTTGAGCAACGATTTCTGCAAGTCCTCGTTCTCGGAGCCGAACAACGCTGCTGCACCTTGGGCGATTTGAAACCCTGCCGTTATCCCCTGCACCGCTGAAACAACGGTGTCAATCCTTACGGTGTCGCTTGCAAGGGTCTTGATTCGCTGCGAGGTGTCCCCAATTTGGTCTTTGAGTTTTCCCGCTTCGGCCTCCATTTGTTTGAACGCCTTCGTGCCTTCTTGTCCCGCCAAGGACATATCAATAAGCGTCTTTTGGAGTTCCCTGAGCCGTTGTTTAGCACTCGTCGTGCCTTGTGCGGTTGAGTCTTTAAGCCCTACTTCGAGGACGATTTCTTTAGTAACTGCCATAGTTTTTTATTTGTCTGCCCATGCTGGTAATCCCGACACAACCTCCAAGACCTGACCTTCGGTTCCTATTCCCAAGTTGACCCAATCGGCTCCGTCCCAATACTTGATGTCCCCTGCTGCATCGCCCGGGGTATAGCCTTCACCTGCTGGACCGACTGCACCCGTTGCTCCAGTCGCACCCGTTTCACCCGGAGGACCTGCAACCGCTGGGAGTTCTTTGACCGATGGAATCGGGGGGACTTCGTTCGGGTAATCCGAGTCCGTTGCCGGAACAGGGCCGTCGTAGGGTAGGTAGCCAATTTGCTTGAACACGAACTCGGTCAAGTTGAGAATCCTGCGAAGGGTTACCCGGCAAGGCTTCTGCTGACCTATCTCGTAGTCCCTTACCTCTAACAACCGCCAACGGACCCCTCCGTAGTAGATGGGAGTGCGAAAGTCGAGTTGGCTGATGTCCACGGCATTGAGCATAATGGACAACTCCAACTGCATCGCTTCACGGCTGACCGTTTCTTGAATAAAATTCCACCAATAGATGTTGAAGAGGTTGTTGTTCGTGTATAGGTAGGGGTCGCTATTTGCGGCGACATTCACCGCATAGTACAACTGCTTGGGGATTCCAAAAGCAAGGTCGAAGTTTGCGTCGTAGGGGTTGTCAAGGTGGCTGACGAATGGCAGGCTCAACAACGATTCTGCGAGTGCTACCGAACCGCTGACCCCGTATTGGTAGGCCCACGTCGTCGGGGCTTCGATAAGGTTGTATTGGGCTATGCGGTAACCGCTCTGCAAGGTCTTGATGGTTCCTGATAAAGCGGAGCCGTCCAAGTCCCAAACCCTTGCAACGACCTTATCCGTTGTGAAGTTTGCAGGGATTAGAGTGCTGCAAGAGAGTTCAACGACGTTCTCTCCTTTGCCGTAGAAGTTGTCGGTCGTGAAGATTCGCCCTCCGTAGCCTTCCTTCGCCAATGGGTAGTTCGACTTGTCCAACTTTGACAAATAGTCCCCGGCATCCTTGTACTTGAACACGATAGTCTTGTACTGATTCGGGTCCCCGTTCGTGATGTTCTGCTCTGCATTCTCATCCGATTTCTGCGACCAGTCAACCACTCCGCTGGAGTAGAAGTCCACCCAAGGCTCCACGATGAGGTTCTTGGGGTCGGATGGGTCCGGCATGAAGTAGAGGTTGAACATCTTTTGCAGGTCTTGCAGAAGGTCCGATTGCTTCACGTCAGCAGGCAGGGCGGTCCTCATGTCAACCGTGTGCAATGTTTGAGGGTTCTCCAAGCACTCCCATAGGACCGTTGCCCCGGACTGAATAGTGCCAGCACCTCCCGAAAATGGAGTCGTGAAAACGATGCCTATGTTTGCGGTCGTGTTTGCAGGAATGGTTACGTTTGGGAAAGTAACCGAGTTGTTTGAGAATATGTTTATGCCCGTGATGACCTGATTATCCGTAGAGTTGGTCAGGTTTCGGATACTCATATTTGCAACAGGCCTCGGTGCTGCAACAGTTACCCCAAAATTTACCGTTATGTTCCAACGAGTTGGGAACGAAGGCGCAACAAAGGTGCTTGACGAAGGAACCCAATATCCGGGGCGGTCGTAATAACTTCCTGTTTCGTCTTGGAACTGCATCGTGTAGTTGATGTTTCCCGATGCGCTAATAGTTCCTGTACTTGCTACGAAAATCGTTGACCCCGATAAGTTCAGTATTGCTTCCCCGGCAGCGTATGGAATGACCAACTTGCCGAACCGCTCCGAGTTAAAGAACTCCGATGTGTACCGATACCCTGCCTGTGCGAAGATGAGGTCCACCATCTTCTTCACATAAATGCTTGGGGTCATCTTGTAAAAGGGAACCGAAAACCATCCCTGCGTAACCACATCGGTATATCCGTAGGAATCCACCAAGCCGTAAACGTAACCGCTCGCACCCGATGCGGTCCAAGTCGCAGAAACATGGGCCGAGGTCAGCGTGTGGTTCATCCCGCTGACCCCAACGGTTGTCGCAAGGAGGTTGCCCTCAATGGACTTGAACAGGCTCACATCGTCCGAGAACAAACCGACTTCGTAGGTTACCTCGCCCCGGATTTTGGACATGGAAATCAGTTGCAGCACTCCGCTGAACACCTGCACCCCGTCCTCCCACATCGCTGCACGAATCTTCTTGTTCGGTTGGAACCCACCCACGAAGGACTGAATGTTGTAGGCATGACCAAAGCAGTCCCTGTTGGTTGGCGTGTTTGGTAGGGTTATCGTCTTGGAGAAAGACCCCCTTCGCTTGGTGATGTCGGCAATGTCCTCCACCGAAAATGTCAGGGCGATGTCAATCTCGCCCATGGTGTCAAGGACGTAGGGAACCTCTGCGTTTGATTCGTTGAGAGGGTAGGCGATGAGGGTTACGCTCATAGGATGTTGTTCTTGTAAGCAACTGCAACCTCGACCTGCAACTGGGTAAGGCGGTCGTTCCTGCGAGTCGTGAATTGGTAAGTGTTGGCGTTCACAATTGCTTCAACGAGTTGCCCATCCAGTTCAAGCCATACCTGCCCCGACCTGACCATCTCGATAAGCCATGCAGACTCGGCATCGGTCAGCCAATCGGAGTTGAGGGCGTAAACGTAGTCGAACTCCCCTGCCCACACCTTGTCGTAGGTGGTGGTCGCATAAACGTCCGAATTATAGCCGAAGGTCTGCCGGGTAATGTTGGCCCTCTTGCGGTTCTTAAGTGTAAAGACATACGCATCAAGCCCGCCCCACTTGTTTTGGAAGTGAACCGGGATGGAGTTGAATCGCTCGCAAAGCCCCTTGATGTAGGTGTACTCCTGACCAAAAGCGTCGTAGTTGTCCTCGTATAGTTCGTTGAATCGTTCCTCCAAGCAGAATGAACTTTCGGCTGGGTCGGCTCCATCCGCATCGCAGCGTTGGTTAAAGTCGTTCCAAGCGGAGTCCCCAAAGGCGATGGTGTAGTATTCGCCTTCATTGGACGGGAATAGGTACTCACCGCTGAACCCGTCGCTGGCTTGCCCCGAAGTCAATGCCCGGATATTGGACGGCCCTGCACCAAAGCGGACGACTTGCTGCACCGCTGGTTGGCCGTTGTTGACCGTGTAAACCCGTGTAAGCGTACCCCCTGCCGTGTAGTAGCGAATGAGGGCTTTGTCAAAGTTGGCCGTCGTGGTTCCCTTCCCTTGAGCGAGCCACCTCGCTTCGGTGTTGGAATGCCATACGAATCGGGTCGGGGTGGTCAAAGCCAAACTACCCAAAAGCGTACCCGAAGGGAATCGAGTCGCAGAATTGTAGGACTGGAACTCTAACTGCTCCAAGTTCCCTGCAAAGGCAACATTCCCCGACACGGTGGTAACGGTTCCCGTCTGCACGACAGGCGTGTTCCCGTATTCGTCGAAGAAGTCCAAGCGATACCCCGAATAATAACCCGAATGATTGCTGAATGCGGTCTGCGTCAGCGATGGCTTGGTCGGTGCAATTAAGGTTTCAACGACCTTGGCGACATCGAAGAATCCTTGGTTGGTAATCGGCAATTTATCGCACTTTAACCGGGCGTATGTACTCCCTGCACTGTCTTTGACATCGCAAACGAATCGGTAATTAGGCTGGGCTATTTGGTCGCTGCTGACCTTGAAGAGCATCTTGTTGTAAACGGGTGTAGCCACTTGGGGCGACCCGGAAAGGACTGTTACTGCCATTTTATAGTTTGGTTGCTACGCTTATGGATTTGCCAAGGGTTTCAGCGATGGTGTTCACCAAAACGTCTATCATTTCGGGGGATAGGGCGTTAGACATGAAGTTCGTGGCCCGTGTCCCTCGTTGGAATACCCAATAGGCAACCGACCTGCCATCCACCAATCCCTGCTCTTGCTTCGTCCGCATCCGCTTGAGTTCACGGGAATAGGTTGGCACAACTGCTTTTTCCTTGTTGGCTATCCAATCGGCCATGGCTTGGGCAGGTGGGTACTTGTCCCTGTATTGGAATGGCGACCTTGGAGCCTTTAGGCTTGACGTTTTGCCTCGCACCCCTTGGTCAACATACTTCCAATAGGGGTTGGCCATGATAGCCACGACGATTTGCTTTGCGGATAGTTCGATGTCTTCGGGGGCGATGGATGCCGATAGCGTTCCCCCTGCATTTGCGTTGGCTGCTTCGAGGTTTTTCTTCGCAAGTTCAATGACCCGTTCAATCCATTTGACCAGCACGTCGTGGGTTGGCGACTTGCCTCCACCTTTCGGGCCAACGACTGAACCAATCCCCTCCAAAGCGGTTTCGTCGATGCCCTTCATCGAACCGCTGCCGAACTTGCCTACGGGCTTACCATTGGCGAGGATGGTTGTTTCCATGTGGGTAAATGTCCCCCGTGCTGGAATGTGTCTATCTGCGCCTCGCTCGCTCCGCCTCCATCCGTTCGGCTTCCAAAATGTCGTGAATCAGGAGCGCATAGTTCAAAAACTCCACCGCCTTCATCGCAAAGATGGCATCGAACTTGAGAACGTCCTTGTTAGCCATCCTCCACACGACCATCAGCCAACCGTACCCTGCGAGAGGGCTTACGTCAACTCCCCTGCCTTCGTCATCAGGTGCTTGGAATAGTCGCTCAAAACTTTCAAGTAGGGTTCGGAACTTAACAAAAAAAAACTGACAACCCCCCAAACGTCCCCCACCTTGGCGTGTTTCTTCATCAGTTCGGCCCGCTCTGCATGGGCAGCCCCGTCGTATTTCTTGGGGAAGAATCCGAATAACCCACCTTCCCTGCACAAGGTCGCCATGATTCGATGAAGGTTCTGCAACAACTGCTTTTCGTCGGTCGTGTTTGCGTCCATTAACTCTATCAACTGCCCAGCCGTCAACTCATCCGTGAACACGGTAGGTATCCACCACTTGCCCCCGGCTTTGAACTTTCGCTTGTACCCAAGGGCAGGCAATGCGTTCCACTCGCTTATGATGGCCTTGTAACGCTTTAGGACGCTCTTGGCGGGCATTTCTCTTACGAGCGATATATCGACCCCCTCAACGATTGCAACGACTCCTGCGCGCTTGTCGTAGTCCCCAAGGACGCTTGAAAACTCAATGGCTCCGATGCGTTGGAACTGGTCGATGGTGAGGTCTTGGAGTTTCATGGGTCAGTAGTTTATGTAGTAGCCGTACACCGCATCCCCAACGAGCAATTTCAGTTCGGGGTATCTCAACGCCATCACTTCGGGGGTCAGGTCGGGTTGCCAATGCGTTTCGTACACATTCCCTTCCCATTCGCCCTGCCTGTACATATAAGGCACGGCAATCATGACCCTCTTGCCATTCATTCGGGTAAGCAGGTCCCTCGCCTCGTTAAAGGTTAAATGCTCAAAGACATCGCCCATAATCAGGTAGGTGTAGGCCGAAAAATCGAACTCACGAATATCCCCAATATGCAGGGTTTGGTAAAGGTCCTGCAAACCGAATCGGCTGACATACGGCTCGTGAATCTCGATGCCATCCATTTTGATGTCGGGAAGCAGCAGGGCGTAAGTTCCGCAACCGCATCCAATGTCAAGCACCCGGTCGGATTCGGTTAGAACCGAGCGGATATGGTTGCCAACAAAGTCTTTGTGGAACGGGTGTGAGTAGGGCATATTATCCGATTTGAAGTCCATCGGCTATCTTCTTGGCCGTGCTGGAGTGGTTTGCTTTGTCAAGGTATTGCCGGAACTCCCAATCCGAGTTCATCTCAACGGGTGTGATGTAGTAGGGCAGATGCCTGACCTCGTAGGGGGTCATCGTCCTCGCACCGCTAATGCAGACCTGATAGGTGTCGGCATGGTAGAAGGCGAAGGTCGTATCAACTGGAGCCAAGCGAAGGTTGCCATAGGTCGGTTGCTTGTGGTAGCGATGTTCAGCAGGTTGGAAGAATAGGGCGTTTTCGGGAACATCGTCAACACGAATGCCGAGGCCAATTTTGTCCTTGACATTGAACTGCACCCCGTTAAAGTCCTTGGCTTCTTCGTCCCGGTAGATGTAGGGGTACGAAGGCGAATCGTACCAAAGTTCACGCATCCGTACGATGGTGTCGTCAGGGCATCCCGAAAGGTCGAGGTCGGGGTCGGTTACGATGTAATCGGGGTAGCCAAAATCGGCTTTGATGCGTTTGTCAAATCCGAGCCTCCATGCCACAAGATGTCCCAAGTTCTGCCCCGTACGAACTACCGAAACGTCCTCATTCCCCTTTAGCGAATCGTACCACTCCAAGGTAGGGCCGTAAGTTGAACCGTTGTCAATGATAATGATAGGACCGCATTCCTTCATCCGTTGCAGTTCCTTGACCATTGCCTTGGGCCAAGTGAAAAGATTAAAGTTGGTAATGAGGATAGGGACCTTCATGCTAAAACGTGATTACAAATTTTTCGGGACCCGGCCATCCGGGGTTGGTGTCGTGGACCTTGGTGTCGGGCTTCTTGCCAACCCAATGTTCGGCTTGCCAGCGGTGGTCCCGTACAGGTTCGCCCAGTTCCTTGATGTGGCTTGACTTGGCCCACCAATAGGTTCCACCAAAGTAGGGGTAGCCGTCGGGGTTGTTTTGGTCCGCCATGTGGGGGAACTGCTCCTTGGTTATCCAATGACATCCCACCGCATCCACGCCTTCCAGCAGTTGCAGGCAGCGCTCCCAAGCAACCACGTTGAAGAAGGTCATGCTGCGATTCCAAAGTTGGTTGATGAGGGACGGGTCGCTTGCCCCCTTGGTATGAGCGTACAGGTACACGGCTTCTTCTTCTTGGCTTGCCCGGTACATCTCGGTAAGGGTCGCCTGCTCCCAAGCGTTAGTTCGGGTTACCACGACCTTGACCTTATCCGCAACCATCGATCCTTCCAGCACCTCCTTGACCGCCTTTCGTTGTTCGGGTGGACCGACGATGCCTACACGGATTTCGTCCAAGACATTGATAAGGCCGTAGTTGCAGACCGCCATCATGTGTTGATTCAGGATCAACTGCCAGTTGCCCCCGCAGTAGATGTGGTAGTAGTGGACGACTTTCATAAGGTCCAAAGGAGGGTTAGAAGGGTGATGATAAAGAAAATGGCTGCAAGCGTCTTGCCGATTTCGATTAGCAGGTCAAGGATGCGTTCGGTGTTCATGCTTCAAAGTTACACCACAACATACTTCCCTGAGTTGCTTACTCTTAACTTGTTGAGAGCCACATACCGCATCGCATCGCAGGCGTGGTTGAAGGAATCAATGGGAACCCCCGTGTTCTTGCCTTCCTTATCCGTAGCCCAAGTGTAGGACCGCAGTTCTTTGATAAGGTTGGTGGAATCCTTGGTAACCTGCAATTTAAAGCGTTTCAGGATGTCTATCCCGTTCCGAACCGAGTCGGGGCCTTTTTCGGCAGGCTTGATGTTGAAACCAAGTCGGTAGATTTCTTCGATGGACTTCGGTTCTGCTGAATCCGCCACTATCTCCCAAGCCCTTGTGATGCCCAGCGTCCGAAGTTTATCTGCGATGTCTTGGTTCGTGAGGCCCGTGGAGTAGAGCAGTTCTTGGATGAGTAGGCAGTCCCCTTGGCGGTAGATTGCTACGAGTGCCGTAGGGTCGTTGCTAAAGCCCCAGTCAAGCCCAAGGGCGACGAATTTCGCACGGCTGACATCTATACCCTCCACGACCTCGAAGTCCTCGTATATCGCACCCTGAAGCGTCCCGACCTGACCGAGGCCATAGACCTTGTACCAGTTGGCCCAATACTCCGAAGTTTCAGCCTTGACCCGTGCTTTCTCGATGAAGTCCCTCGCACTCTTGGGGCAGGCTTCGTTGTCCTTGTAGGTTAGAATGAGGAAATCCACGTCCTCGTCTTGCATCAGTTCGGAGTGAAACCAAAACTCGTTGACCGGGTTCCAGTCAAGGATAACCGACTGCTTGGTCCGTGCTGCCAGTTCCGTGTAGGCGTGGAAGGATAGGTTGTTGGCCTCGTTCATGTAGAGCCTGTCCCTCCTTGCACCCCTTAACTTGGAGTCATCGTCAGCCGAAAAGAACTCGATGTAAGACCCGTTAGCGAACTTGTACCGAAAGTCGGTGGCGTTCCATCGGGCAGCGTTGAACCGTCCTGTAACGGTCATAATCTTCATAAAGTCCCTCATGGCCCCACGCTTGAGGTGTGGGATGGATTCCGCTACGACGCTCGTTTCCGTGTACGGATTCTTCGTGCAATGGTCAATCTCAACGGCAAGGATGGAGTACGTCTTGGATGCGGACGAGCCTCCTTGTACCCCTTTGACGAACCGCTTTAACTCACGGACCTTATTTACGGCCGTGGTTCGGATGAACTTCTCCTGCTCTTTTACTGGCATCAGTCATTGTCAGGGAATAGGGGCTGCTCGATGTGGACCGTGTTCTCTTGACGCTCCACGAGGTTGTTGAGGCGTTGAGTGATGGATGGGTTGTAGATGCCAGCCATGCCCCCTCGGATTTGGTCCTCCCTTATGGCCTGCTTTATGCGTGAACAGACCTCCACATAATTTTCGTACCTGTTGTCAGGATTCGTGAAGTAT